ATCAAGTGTAGCTACACCTAATGCAGCAGCTTTTTGCGTGGTAGGAATGTAGTCGCTAATTGTAACGCCAGACATTGAACCACCAGTAACAGAAATGTTATTACTATTCTGCGTGGACATCGTTCCTAGACCAGTTACATCGGTGCTAGGAATGGTGGTAGCAGCAGTCATAGCTGAAGTGCCATTACCCTTAACATAGCCAGTTAAGGTAGCTGCACCAGTACCACCATTAGCTACTGGGACAGTTCCTACTAAAGTGTGGTCTGCGTTCCAATCCGATGGGCGAACTAACGATGAATCATCACCGTCAGGTATGGTTGATACCTTACTATGCTTAACTGTTATAGCCATTATTGAACCCCAATGATTTTGCCATCAGCGCCACGAACTACTGTTCTTGGTTGCTGCATTTTCTCTATCAACATAGCTAACATTTGGGCTAGTTGTTGGTTAGACATTTGCATATTCTCAATAGCTGGTTGTAATGGGTGGTTTTTCATATTTGAATATCCTAGTGCATCTTGCAAAATATTTGCCATTTGTACATTGTCTTGGTAGGCCATTTCGCCATTATCCAAGCCAGAAGAAATGCGAGTAGTTTCTATTTTAGCTGCATTATTGAGGTAAGCAAGCAACAATTCCTTGTTGTTTTCGGAATCCATCTTCATTTGTTCAAGCTGCATTTCTGACTCAATTTGGGCGCGGTTGCGCTGTTCTTCAAGCTGGAATTTAAGCTGGTTTTCTTGGGCCTGATACTCTTGTTTAGCTTTTTCCAATTCCATTGTTGCAGCCATCTTCTGCTGTTCAAGCTGTGACTGCATTTGTAGCTTCTGCATTTCGGCTTGTTGTTCCATTTGAACCTTTTGAATTTCCAAAGGCATTGGTTTAGGTTGACTTTCAGCAGCTTTAGCTTGTTCACGGAACTTATCAGCAGTTTCGTCAATAATTCCTTCAAGTTGCTTACCAGCTTTAAAAGCTGTTACGCCAAACTTTAACATTTCCATCAGCATTGGCACTAATTCTGGTGCTTGTTGTGCTGCTGGTAACGCCATCTGTGTAAATTGACCAATAGCAGCCAAGAAAGCGGTTCTATCTGCCTTTTCTTGCTGTTCATCTTGGTAAATCATTGAGTCAGAGGTGACTTCTATGCGGAAATTCTTGCTTGCTTCGTCACGCAATAGGGCAATAGCTTGTGGAATAAGCTGTTTGTCATTGTCTGACAGTTGCATTGCACCAGAAATGCTAATTAATGTGTCATCAGTAAAGTGATTGCAGATAATCTGCGCTTTAATGGTCAACAATGAAGTAGCAAAATCAACTACTGCGTGTTGCATAGTTTTTAAACGACCAGCAGCGTTGTTTGATTTGATGATTTGTGCGCCCAATGTTTCATTAGGGTCTGTTTGACCACGCTGAATATCGGCAATACCCATTAATTCATAGATTTGACCCTTAACTTGTTCCATTGCTTGATAGCATTGTGCTAAAGCCTGGGCAAATGGGGTAATGTCTACAAGGTCAATAGCGCCTTTCATACCTTGCTTTTCAGCAAATGCCATCCAGTTATGCACAGGAATTAAGGTATTGTTTTCGCCTTCAGAAAATAAGCGTTGTAGTTCAGAGGCCGAGGCATCGTAAACTCCACGCACCTTTAATGCGTTAATAAGACCATCAATACGGTCACATAATGTATCTAATTCCCTAGCTTGGTCTTGATAAATTACAAAGTCAGGAATTGGTTCTAAAGAATCTGTGGTGATTGTGGAATACAAAGGCTTTGGACAAGGCCAAAAGTTCTCTAATCCTAGTGGGTCATCCCTTTCATCAAGGATTTTGCCCAATGACTTAGAAATCCATAGCACTTTGCCTGTTTCTTTGTCCCATACTTCATACACTACAGCTTCATATACACCGTCATTAGACTTGTATGATTGTTTTAAATCATCAGGCTTGGTGTCCAATGGAATACGGTAGCCTAAATCTTCACCAAAGCGTTCAACCAATGCTGGGCGTGTCATATAGACTTTACGCCATACAGCAGTTACTTCTTCCCATGTTCTAGCAGTTGTATGTCCAAAGTCTTTCCAATGGACATAGTCTACAGGGCAACACTCATACTCAATGCGTTCTGGGTTCTCAATTTCAGTAGCTTCAGGTGTTTCAGCTTCATCGGTATCTTCGGTAATTTGGTAGCCATCATCAGGTGCGCCTTCAGCTTCGCCAGACATTTCACCAACAATGTGTGGTTCATAACGAACCCAAGCCATACCACGCCCACCTAACAATCTGTCTAATACAGCATTGTTCATAGCAGCTTTGTAGTCACCATAATGTTCAATTTCAAACTCTAATGCCCGTTCTAGCATCATTGACGCTACACGACCAATAGGGTCGTTATCTCTAAATCTACGGCTTACATCTGGGCGAGGCAGTCTTGCAAAGATAGCTGGCTGAATGGTTTGGACATTTGACCAAAGGATATTAAAGCGTGCATTTGGATTGCGGTCATAACGGCTATCGTCTTTGTATTTCTTAACAATGCGGTCAACCCTGGCTTCCCAACGCTTATAGGTTCTTTCGTAACCTGTAATGGTGTTATACCAATCCTCGTAGGTGTGGTCTACCGTACCTTTGTCATTCGCCATCAAATTCTCCCTGTTGTAGGCTTGGGGTTATGTTTCCACAAGTCATTCAACGAAACATCTGTTTGTCCAACACTCAACCCCTTAATCGAGTCATCTTTCTGGGGAATTCTTGCTTGTTCTTTCCAAGCTACTGCTGCCATCCTAAATGCGTCTGCGCCATGTGAGGCCCAATCGTGTCTAGGTTTATCTCTAAAAATCTTCTTATCTTCGTCATACTCACGCTGATATTGACGCAAACACTCTATGCCTTCTTCGCACTTAGGGTCAAACCAGCTACGCAATAACATCATGCGTGTTGCTTGAATTCCGTCTTGAAGTCCTAAATTTGGCACAATCTTCATACATTTTAACGGAATTTTCAAAGAAAGTTGTTCAATTATAGACTTTCCACCACTTGCTAATGTTTTTGCCCTAGCGTCATGTGGCAACCAATGAGTGTCATATTTGCATCCGTACTCTAATTCTTTCTGTTGAATATAGCCTGTGTAGTAGGGAATACTCTTACCATTGCTAGTGTGATAGTCAAGGAATCGTACCTCGCCATGCACAACCTGAAATGTCCAAATGGTTGTATCGTCTGAATAACCCAAATCCCAAGATGATTCTAGGGGGAATAATGGGTCGTATTCTATTGGGGTTATACGGCCTTGGTCTGTGACTGACCGCATCTCTTGACCATAATAAGCCCCAAGAATAGCTGCCTCGAATGAACAAAGGAATTCTTGTTCATATTGGTCAGGAGTCATAGCCTTTCTAGCGTCTGCTAATTCCTCATCACCAATCAGGTCAGTTTGGTCAGCCCTAAGAGTTTTTACATACCAGCTTGAATCTTTAGTGGCGCTGTTATATACATCCCAAAAAGCATTATGGCCCTTGGGTGTACCAATAAACACAGCCCAACCTTTACGGTCAGCTAACAATGGGCGAATAATCTCACCCCATATTCTAGGGCGCATATCAGCGTATTCGTCTAAAACTACGCCATCAAGGTACAAACCACGCAAACTGTCAGCGTTATCAGCACCAAACAAACGAATCCTTGCGCCATTTATTAGTTCTACCCATAGTTCTGATTGATTAGCTTTATTTAGCACAGGCTGACTAAATCTTAGCAAGTAGTCCCATGCCACATTCTTTGCTTGGCTATAGTACGGTGCTATATACGCATATCTAGCGTCATCTTTGCCCTCTATTAGGGCTTTGTATATCAATTCATTAATACAAGAAACAGTCTTGCCACAGCGTCTATGGGCAACAATGACAGCCCAGCGTTGTTCTCTATCGTGGAAATCTAAAAATACTTCCCTTGGTTTGTAGTCAAGTTCAATATTGATTACTTCTTCCAAGAGATAACCATCCTTTGTGGGGCTTTCTCATCACCTACAACTTCAGTCCTTGCAAGTTTAGGTACAGAGTATTCAACTAGGTTTTGTACTATGTCACAGGCTTTGCCAGGATTGGGTAAAACAATGTATTTTCCTGTTTGGTCATCAAAGACCCCATCAGCAGTCGTTTGAAGCCATGTTTGAAGATAAGGTAGGTTGGCATCAAGTAATGCTTTGACAGCCTCTCTAGCCTCTTGGGTGACCTTATTAGGCACTCCAGCCTTACGACCACCTGTCTTTTTTCTATCTTTGTCTACTTTATTGTCCATATAAACTCAAGTGTTTGATTTATAAGGCTTTTAGTATATCACGCAATATCGGGGTCGTGTATCTTGTTCATAGCAGC